TACTATTTTTATTCGAATGTAAACAAATCATTAAATGTATTGTTTCTTGTGGTAGATTCTAAATCCCATTCAAGAACACCGATAAGATTTTTCAATTTTTTATTAATAATCGCTATTTCCATTTCATCATGATCAAATGGTAATTCTTGGAACCATTTCGGTAATCTTAGTTCATCTGTAGGATATGCTACACTAGTAAATCCTAACGGATTATCTTTAAGTTTACATACAATTACTTTCATTCCATCAACAATATTAATAGAATGTTTATCACTGTGTGCTCTCTTTAGAGTATTCCAATTGATACTTGCACGTACATGCCCAGGCATATCAATTTTACCATCTTTTTGTTCTCTAGCTTGATAATCGGTGATTTTATTAGCTCTCTTAGGGCTACCTTTTTCCCAACCTGGTCGAGATTTAAATTCAGTACGGAATTCTAAAATTCTTTCTAAAATCTCTTCCTCTCCAGCTCCGGTTAATACTTTATTTAGGATTTCACTAAGAAAATCTTGCATAAATTCCGGAGTATCACTACGTTTAAGATCCAATCCCATAGCCTTAATCTTACCGGGTTTTCCATTAACATCTTGTCGTTTTCCGTCTTTATCGTAATAAAGTACAGCATAACGCTTCTTAGTAATAAAAAGCCCTTTAATAGCAACAATCTCTCGACCTGCTTTAATAACTTCTCCTCGTTTTTTAGGACAATGAAAGTCGTTTAGCATGAATTGAGGGAATGTACCATTAACTTCCTCCGCTACTGTGTTGTACAATTGAATAACTGTATCCTTATCCCAGGATATGAGCCCTTTGTTAATTTCATTCTTTAATGTAGTATAGGCACTGAAATATGCAGAGTCGGTATCACCATAGATAATTGCTTTACCTAAATGATCATATTCGCCTGTGATAATTTCATTAATCTTAGAAGCCATATGTCTTGCAATACGACGACCGGTTAATGTAGTCGATTGACCAATTCTGTTATCAAAGAATCTACAGCCTGCATTTAGAATTGCACCATAGAGACTATTTAGATTAATCTTTTTAACTAATTGTCTTTTATCCCAGTATTCTTCTTCAATCTTATTACCGGCATCGATTGCTTCTTTGAGTTTTTTCTGAAGTTCTTTACGTTCTTTATACCAACGTGCTAATAACCCAGGGATGATGCCTTCTTTTTCGTATGTAAAGATAGTTCCATTAGCACTTAGCATCCATGGATTATTATTTTCATAAATTAATTCATAGATTTCTGCACCTGATAACGTATCACTTTTGCCATCTTCCCAATCTATAGTGATTTCTTTAGCTTTATCACGAGACATTACTAATTCAAACTCGTTACTAGCAAATTTACCTTCCCAAGCCAACGCGAACTTTCCGCCATTCTTGGCCATTTTGGATTCGATTTCTTCTCTGGTGTAATCCTGTCGAAGTTGACCGATAATTGTTTCCGGACCCATGTTTAATGCACGAATAACTGAAGGATACAGGCTATTAATGTCCATAGATCCTAGCCAATCATGCAGCCCTTTTTTAGGATATGCTACATATGCACCTGCTGCTTTATCATCGATATCATCTTCATCATCTGAAGTGTGTTCTTCTACTTTAGTAGTTTTATCTCTACTAGGAACAATTAATCCTAAATGATGTGCTTCGTTGATAATTGCTTGTTCAGTAACAGCAACTGCACCCATAGTAGTTTGAAGCAATACAGTATTTTCATGTGCAATTGTATTAGCTAAGTCGATAAACTTCAATTTTTTATCGAGTTTTTCTAAAATTGCACAGTCTTGTCTATTATATTCAATGAAAGTCTTAAAATCGTTATTATATAATTGATCAAGTGTGCCTTCGTATTGAGTTTTACGTTCGCCTAGCTCATCTTCAGCGACTGAATCAAGTTTCCAACTATGTCGTTCTTCATATGTATATTTTCTATATAATGCCAAACTATCTAAATGTACGCGCCCTACGATGTCATAGGTAACAGATGTTTTACCGAATTTTTCATATTCTCTACGTTTCGGAAGTTGGTTCCAAAGACAGAATCGTTTGGTATCTTCTTTACTCAAAGTCTTAATAACACGATTAACAGTATACGGAATATCGAATCCTTCTGAATTCCACCCTGTTAACACATCTGCATCTTCAATAAGATGCAAAAATGTATCAAGCAACTCATATTCTGTTTCAAATAACATGGTATTAGGAAAATCTTTAATTAATTCCTGCGCTTGATCCATTTTCAATGTTTTCGGAGGAATCGCCAAACATACTAAAGTATCGAGCCATTGAAGATGAACTGAAATCGCAGTGATAGGCATAAATGCATCGTCGGGCGTTGCATATCCTCTTTCAGGATCAAAATCAACTTCAATATCAAAGAACGCTACATTTAGTTTTGGCGGTTCTTTACCGAGATAATTTTCTTCTAAACAACGAAAGATAGGATTGATGTCACTTTCAAATAATTTGTGACCGCTATAAATCCTTTGCTCTTTTGTATGTTCTTTCCAACTTTTAGATGTTACTCGGTTTAGAGGAGTACCAAAGATACTGGTATATTTTCCTCTACTATCTGGATAGTAAAAAACATATCTTGCAGGGTGTTGCTGATATATTCTTCCTTTTATAGGATCACGTTCAACGACATGCACAATGTCATTTTCGCGATCCCACATGGAATCAACGTAACTCATATTTTTTCTCCTTGTGACTTATGGCTCACAGACCATCTCATGGCCATTTATGGCTGGCCAAACCTTGTTCTAATAATATTTATTTACGCTTCGCCATCTTCTTTACGTACTGCGTGACCGGTAATCGTAAGAATGGTTTCAACAGTATCAAATTTCTTCCAAACTTGATCCCAATTGCCTTTTGAGGCTACATTAATTGCTTGCTTGATTTCACCGACTGAAATGTCAAGTTCTTCTGCAACTGCTTTAATAGTATCATTGAGACCTTCGGTTAAGACTTCAATTTCTTGTTTAACAGTTACCCCTTCGGATACAATCTGTTTAAGTTTGTTCTTTTCCGGCTCTCCAAAAACTTTACTCATATTTGTTATTCTCCTTGTGGAGATAATATACATGATTTAAAGTTGTAAGTCAACAACTATCGTAGTTTATAAATAGCCCTACTTAAAGATTCAAGTAATTTAGCTTCGTAACTATTTCTTTTTACAATAAATCTTTTATTTTCGGCCATCATATGGCCTTCTTCTCCGGTCTCGGAATCTAATGCCATTTCTTTTTCGCTAATAATATAATCCATAACACTGACTAACATACCTTTAGCTTGACTCATTTTATCTTCAACCCATTCAGGCAGATTTTCATCATCATCTAATGCATGTTCTAGATGAGTTAATACTCGAAGCATAGTATGAATTTGATTTTTTACATACGACCCTTCCATATCATATTCATCTTCGGAACCACGATCCATTGGGTGAATTGATCTTAAACGAGTATCTTCAATATCTTCTTTTACTCGATTAAATGGGGTTACTTTCATTTTATTTTGTAATGCCTTTGCTTTTTTTATATGATGATCAGCACGATTAGCATGGTTCCTCACATCATCGCCGTGCAAAGATAACATACCATCTTTGGTATGATTTAAAGCTTTTAATTTACGAAGCTTTATTAATTTTTCCGGAGTCATACTAACCTCGTTAAACTTTTCTTTCTTATGTTTGGTTTCTCCACGCTTCAAAGATTTTTTTCGATCTTTGTGAGGACCCGAACCTGATGTGGTTGATTTTGCATGTTTTGCTACTGGATTTTTCTTTTTCATAATCTTATCTCTTTATCGGTTGTCCAAAAATACTACCTTTCATATCCAAACCATTTTTTGCAGTACCGTTTGCAGTTTTAGGTTGTTTTACTTTAGGTTGTGGAGGTGCTTTAGTTCCGCTATGCCCTGGGGTACCTGTATAAGATTTTTTGCCTCTTGCTGGTCCTGGACTTAATGCAGGATTCATTCCTAATGAAGCAACATTTCCGGAACTAGTTGCACCGGCAGTTGCAGATTCTTCTACTGCTTTATCAGATAGATGCTTTCTTTTAATTTTTTTAACTGCATTGGTAAATTTTTCATCAAGATCATCTACAGTTTCGAACTGCGATTGATGAGGTAAACTAACGTAATTAGCAACGCCTGACCCTCTTTTATTGGCTTCCGGAGTACCCATGCCGGTATCGCCGGTTTGCATTACGCCTTCTTTGACTTTTTTCTTTTTAGTTGTTTTTTTAAGCCAATTGTTAACAGGACTTGTTATATTAGTATCATCTAGTTCTTTGCTACCATCGGGAGTTAATTTAACTTTAGGAGTTCCTATTAAATTTGCCGCTGCATCGAGAATTTCTTGATCAGCTGGGGTATACCCGATAGTGACCATTTTAAGTCCGGTCGGTCCTGCGACATCCATTTTTTGATCCGGCATTCCTGCACATGCAACACCGAATCTATATGCAAGGTATCCACTACTGTTGTCTAGTTCAGGCCAAATATGAGAATTTGGAATACTTCCCTTCCAATCTCCTTTCATTCCTTTTTGAGCCGTATAGTCTCTAGCTTCGCCGATAATAAATTCTTTAGCCCTCATAGCCTTGTCCTTTCATGCTGCTTCTTAACATCCAACCGTGTTTACGATGTGCATCCATTCTTTCAGCTAAGAAATTACTAAATCCATGTTCACTTCTTGCTTCAGCTAAATCATAAGCAAGTTTAAGAATTTGTAACATTTTTCTATTATCTTCTAGTAATACCAATACCATTTGGTTCTTTGGTAATATATCTTTTTGATCTTCAATTTCAGAAAGCATACTCAATCTAGTATAGCTAGCAGGAACATAAGAACCTAGGCTACGTATTTTTTCAGCAAAATCGTCAATGCTTTCGTACACTTCTTCGTAAATTTTTTCAAAAAGTTTATGATATTCGTAAAAATCCGTACCTTCGACATTCCAGTGAAAGTTATGTGTTTTTAGATAAAAACTAAAAGTACTTGAAAACGCTACTTTAGCTGCTTCAATTAATTCATCCATTTTATTTTCCTAAATTCTTTTTTTCTAAAAGCTGTACATATTTATTGATACGGTTTTCCCAAGATTCGCCAACTTTCACGCAATTATTATTTCTACTTTTACTTTCTCTTTGAACCTTTGGTTTTGGTACACAGTTATTGACTCTAATCTTTCCTTTACCTTTCCCTCGACTTTTAAGTTTTGTTCCTGATTTACGATAACCTTTCCAGCATTTTGGATCTAAACGTTGTTTGGTTTTTTCTTCTAATCTATTATTACCGGTAGTATCATATTGTGGACCACTCGGTCCCGCCATCTGAGCCTGACCGATTTCTTTAATCTTTCTATTCTTAGATTCACCTACCATGTATTCGCCTTTCTCGATATCTCTATGATAATGATCAGCAAGTCTATGACATAATCCTTTTCGAACTTCTGTAGTAAAGATATCTTTAGGATCAGCAGTCATTTTTTTATGTTTATAAAATTCAGCACATCCTTTATTAACAACCGGCATCCATTCTTTAACAAATTTACCGTGATCGAATTTTTTTTGTTTCTGTAATTTTTTAATCTTTTTAGCAAGTGGCAATACATG